ATATTAAAAGAAAAATTAATAAATTAAAACCAAATTCTTTTAATATTAAAAAAGACAAACCTGTAAATAAAAAAATTAAAGTTTATGAATCCAACATTAAAGAAAATAGAACAGAAGTTAAGCTTGGAAACCAAGTTGGAATTAAAGAACAAATCGCTCAAGGAGAGAGTTCAAATATTAGACAACAAATTGAAGAATTACAAGTCCCAGCAGAGCCTGTAATACCATTTGCTGAGGAAAGATATGTAGAAGCTCCCGCAACTTTTGTCATAGATAAAGCTAAATTTATTAAACGGATCAAAGAACTTCCTATTCAAGATGAAAATACAGAAGAATTTGTTAATTTGTTAAGTAAAGTAAAAACTCCTAAGCAGTTAGATGAAGTAATTACGACAAACACTATTAGCGAGGATATTCAAGATGCTATAGCAGAAGTATATAAAGAAGCTAATACTTCCCAAAATAAAAAGAAGGCTAAAGAAGAAAAAGAGTTTGATAAACAAATAGATAAATTACAATCTAATCCTGTAAATTCTGAAGTAGAAGGAGCTATAGAATCTTCTGTAAACTTTACTACTGATATTCCTACAGAGAAGAGCAATGTATTTCATATTAATGCTAGTCAATATAAAGTAAACAATATAGATGGTAATAGACAAGTTGTAGGAGATAAACTTCCTTTTGCTAATCAATTTAACTGGGAAACTATCAATAATCTTCCAATAGGTTCAGAATTAACTGCAAGAATAGATCCTGATCATATTGTTTATATTGAAGGTAAACCACTAAAGAATAGTGAGGTTGCTCCAAATCAACAATTAGTAAGTCTATTCTCTGAAGATGAAGTAGAAGTTGGCATACTTTATACTCAAAATGAAGCTAATAAAGCTCTGTTTCCTATTTGGAGAAGTGAAGTTCAGAATAAGGGTGAAAAGAAATTTAAAGTTATTCAGAAGTATAAGGGAGATATTAATACCTATGTTGAAATTAAGGATGGAGACATTACTATTCCTGCTGCTAGAAACTCTTTGACAGATATTGAAAGAGCTTATGGTAAGAAGTTAATCCTAGGCTATGTTCACGGAACAACTGCTGGAAGTATTATTAGAACTCCAAATAAAGATATTCCAGAAATTAGACTAGGTGCTAAGAATAAATCTGGACAGATTGTGGTAGCCTTGCCAAAAGGTAATGGAGAGTATATGGCTTATAGTCTTGTTACAAAGTCTCTGAGGCAGGGAGAAGGTGTTGACTATAAGAATGTACCTTTAGCAGAAAATAATGCCTTTAGGGAAGTATTAGATAGCTTAAAAGGATTACAAGTTGGAAATATTGAAGGTAATGAAGCTTTAATTGATAAACTTCATTCATTTATATCTCTACCTACTTTAATTAGCACTAATAAAAAGACTGGTACTCCTTATATTCAATTTAATCCTGTACATATTAAAAAGAAACATTTAGAAGCTTTTAAAAATATTAAAGGAATTAATTCTTATTTAAGGGAAGGTAAAAAAGAAGGTGATGCTGGAGCTTATGTGATTCTAGTATCTAAAGATATTATAGATAACTTACAGCTAACTGAATATGATAAAGGTACGCCAGAAGCTGCTATAATGGATTTCTTAGGAGAAATGAAGTTACAGATTGATGGTAGTAAATTAAATCAGGATTATTACTATGAAACTGTTAGTAAGAGAACTAAAACTAATCTTGCTAATGATCCTGTAGTAAATGTAAGTTTCTTTATACAACCTACTACCGATGAAGCACAATTAACTCCTAAAGAAGTTGATGCCACAGTACAACAGAGTAAGATTAAAGATATTTCTGATATTAAGAAAGAAGAAGAACTACCTACTAAAGAGTTAGAGGATATAAAAACTAATATAACAGAAGTTTCTAATTTAGACCAAACTGACGGAAAACCTGTTAAAATAGAAACCCCAACTAAAAGAGGTAAAACTACTTTAGTTAGAAAGCCTAAATTGAGTACTGGTGCAGGAATTTATAAAGTTTGGAATAAAGAAAAAGAACTTAATTGGCTAAGTAAACAACTTCCAAATATTCCCGTAGAAGTATTATCTAATATATCAGATTTACAACAAGGTTTAGATGCCGATGTGTATGGTAGATTCCAAGATAGTATGATTTATCTTGCAGAAAATACTAAAGCTGGTACAGCTTATCATGAAGCATTTCATACAGTATTTTGGGTGGGATTAAATTCTAGACAAAGGAGATATGTATTAAAAGATGCTAGAAGTCAGTATGGAGAGTTTTCAGATGACACGTTGGAGGAAATGATGGCTGATAACTTTATTCCTTATGTAGAAACTGAAGGAACTATTGAGGTTAAAGGCAATGCTATTAAAAACTTTTTTGAAAAAATATATAACTGGATTAAATATAACATATTCGGTAAGGTTGAAATAAAGAACTTATATTATAAGATTAATTCTGGTCAGTATGCTAATTTAAAACCTGTTAAAGTAAATGTAAGTAAACTTAGTAGTTCTCTTAGACCTGCTATATTTGAAGATAGGGTTAACACATTAGTTGCTAACTTTTCTCTAGCAATAGATAACTATGTTGATGAGCATCCTGAATTAGTTAATTTAACTAGGACACAGTTATTAAAAAGTATTGATAATGGTACAAATTTCAATAATATAGAATACTTTTTAGCACAGGCATATAATAACTTAAAAAAAGATTATGAGTCTGATCCAGATTCTACTTGGGGTAAACAGATGACTTTGTTTTTAAGCGAAATTGTTAAAGGAGTTTCTCCAGAAGGTAAAGTATTATGGGGTCCTGTTGGATTAAAGGCATTAAGAAAGATTGGCGCAAGAGAAGGGTTTAAAGTACATGCAAATCAAATATTAGGAGTTCAGAATGCTAATCCAGATGAGGATTATGATATCGGTGAAGAAGAAACTAGATCAGAAGGTTGGCAGGTTGATGTTAAAAGTCAAAGTGGTCAAATGGGATTAAGTAATGAAGTAAGAAAGGAATTATCTTATATCCCTCTTACTGGAGATAAGGCTATAGATGATTTAGGGTATCAAAGATATGTAGATTTTGACACTGTATATGCTACTCTAAAAAGAGAATTAGCAGATCTATATACTGCTGAAAGAATAGAAAAGAAGTTACAAGAGATTACTTCTACAACAAGACCAGAACTTATAGAAATCTATAATAAATTTATCTCCGAAGAACCTGGGGATAAATTGTTCAGAACTAAGTTTGTAAATGATTTTGCTAAGACTCATGTAGATTTTAAAATGGCAGTACAAAAGAATGATGGTAGAGTTGCAATATATTCTTCCAACAGTACTACTATTGTCAACATGATTATAGATAACTGGCAGAGTGAATTCTATAATAGTGGATATCTTACTCCTGATGGTAATGTTAACGTAGATAAGATTACTCCTATTATAAATAAGATATTAAAAGCTCCTACAGTTATAGAAAAGATGAAACTATTTAATGATAGTTTTAATCTTGATTTAGATAGTAGAGTCTTCGATAACATCTCACAGGATATGTTATATCTTATAGGAGACTTGAGTAAAGGTGATAACATATTTGAAACAAATACTTCTAAACTTAAAGAACTTGCTAAATTAGACGCTAAGTATAAAACAGATCTATTAGAATCTTCTTTTAGGAATATTGAAGGTAAGACTGTTTATTCTCATATACTTCCAAGTTTTACTTCTAAGCAAATTGCTAATATGAAGTATGATTTTGATGCTTGGTATGAATACTATAGTACAGATCCTTTCTATAAGAATAGTCCTCTATTAAATTCTATATTAAAGGATATATCCATATTAGATAATTTAGAATACTCTATGATAGATGGTTCCAAATATAGAGGAGAATCTGAGGGAACCAGTTATGCTGATTTCTCAGATAAACAGTTCCTATCTATGCAGATAAACATGTTCTATAACAATGGAACTAAAAATTATGGTTGGTATCAAACTCCTATATTATCAGATAGTCCAGAAGGAGTTTATATTAAACTTCCCAAATACAAAACATCTGATGCTTTAGATAAACTTGTAGAAGTTGCTAAACAGGAATATGAAAGAATAAAAGAATCCCATGATAATAAGCTGGGAGTCAAAAACTTTGACGAGAATGCTAATAAGTTTTTATTTATGACTTTCCTTAGAAGACCTGATTTAGAAAAGTCTGATGCCGAAATAAAACAAATTATTAAAGAAGGATTGAGTAGAAAATTTAATGATTATTGGGAATTTTTACAGAAGAATAACATATTTGATTTAAGTGATAACTTAGGAGTAACTAGAGAATTAATTCCTAATTACTTTAAACTTAAAGAGGAGAAAAGAACTACTCTTATAGCGGAGGAATTAAATGAAGTTAGAGCTTCTATGTGGAACTATTTCTTAAATCAAGTTTATGCTGGCAGTCAAATTATAACATTAACTACAGGTGATCCTGCATTTTATAAATCTGTTACAGATTATTATAAGAGGGCTAAAGAGATTGTATCTCCTACTATGCAAATGGATAATTCTGCTGTATATGTGCTTTCTAAAGAGGAAATTGAGAATGAAGGTACTTCTGAACAAGTTATAACTCCTGGAGAAAACTACAACGCATTATATGTATATGATGTTAACATTATAGGACAGATTGGTAAAGAATTATTTGATACTTTTACTAAAACTGGAGATATATTTTATGCTCAAAATGCTGCTAAATATGGATATAGTAATAATAAAGATGGCAAATTCTTAGAAGTAGAAATTGAAGGTAAGAAATATAAATTTAAATCTGATCTTGTAAATGTAGCAGATGCTCAGACTATTATATCTCCTGATAGATATAGAAAAGTAGCTGTAGGCTACGGTAGATGGAATAAACAGATTCAGCAAACTTTTGGCAGGATGGTATCTAATAAATCATTACTCCCAGAAGACTATCAAGTAGTAATGCAACCATATAAGCCTTTTGTATTTGGGCACATAAAACAAGGTAATAAGATTATTCCTGTTCAAAATAAGAATAGTGAGGCTGTATCATTCCCACAATTAGCTAAGGCTAGTCCTACTCTACAGAAATTATATGATATTATGCAAGAAAATAACTTAGATTCTGTCAGTTTTGAGTCTGTAGTTAAGGTAGGGTTAAGTAATGCAGTTAAATGGGAAGATTTATTAAATGGTATTGATATTAAAGATAAGATTCATACATTAGATAATTCTAATTATGGATTACAACAAGAAGTTCCTGTACACTATATTGATGATAGTACTTTATTTGGAACTCAAATCATGAAACATATTATTGCTAACTTAGATCTTATTGCTGATTATAATGGTAGGACTGGTCAAGAACTTGCAGATTATTTTCAGAAGTTAATATCAGAGAATGTAGAGATCTCCTATAAGCAAGCTATAGAAGAATTAGGATTATCTGGAGATATTGTAGATAATAAGAAGTTAAGTGAGATATTACAGAGAGAAATCTTATCTAGAGACCTAGGAGAAGATATATTTGAAGCTGCTGGATTAGGTATAAATGGTGAATTTAATATTCATCCAGCAGACCCTTTACACAATGACAGAAATGAGAAGTTATTAAATTCTATCTATAAGAATAGAGTTACAAAACAGAAGATTAAAGGAGGTTCTTTTGTTCAAGCTTCTGGGATTGGGTTTATGGATAGCCTAAATATGGTAACTAAGAAAAATCCTGACGGCACTATTAAAAGTATTGACTATGTAGAATGTATGCTTCCTTGGAGTAGTAGAAAGTACTTTGAACCTTTCATGGATAAGGATGGTCTCATTGATATTAAGAGAGTGCAGAAAACTAATCCAGACTTATTGGATATGATAGGCTACAGAATTCCTACTGAGGATAAATATTCTATGTTACCATTAAGAGTTGTAGGTTTCTTGCCTGCTCAAATGGGTGGAGTTGTTATGCTTCCTACGGAAATTACTACTTTAGCAGGATCTGACTTTGATGTTGATAAGTTATATGTTATGATGCCAGAGTTTGAAATATCTTCAGATAAGCAGGATATTAGAAAGATTACTGATACAACTACTACAGAGGGCAGGAACAATATGTTAATAGACTTGATGAGAGATGTATTAACTAATGAGAATACATTTAAACAATTTATTAAGCCTGGAGGATTTTCAGACTTACAAAAGAATGCCAATATAATCTATTTAGTGGCAGAAAAAGTAGCTAAATATTCTGATATAGTAAATTGGTCAGATAAACAGATTAATGATGCCGTAGAGTCTTTAATAGCTAAACAAGGGATAGATTTAACTAGTCCATTATCTAATGCTAGAATGTTTAATAGGAATATGACTGGCAAAAAATTAGTAGGTATTGAGGCTAACCATAACGCTAATCATAGTATCTTACAGTTTACCAATATTGCTTTAAGCAAACCTATTATAATTGATGGTAAGACTTATCAATCTCTACATGATATTTACAACAATGCTGGAGAGTTAATATCTAATAATGTTGCTCAGAGGCTAGCTGCCGTAGTTGATAATGCTAAAGATCCTAATGCTTTTAAAGCTAATTTAAATACCTATACAGCAGACGTAGATGCTTTATTGACAAGATTAGGCGTTCCTATGATACAGAGTTTTGCTTTGTTAAAACAACCTATTATAGTAGAATTGACTAGATTGTATTATTTGCATGGTGGAGATTTTAATGCTGAAGAAACTGCTATCAAAGAAGTAGCAGATTTATTAGGAATTAAAGTACCAGATATTACTAAGATTAATGATATAGATATTACTTTAGATGATTTAATCTCAGGACTACAAGAAGATTTAACTTCAGAAAGTCAAAAAGATATGTTTATTAAGTTTTTACTCTATAAAAATAGGGCAAGGTCTTTGGCAGATTTAATTAGAGCTATGAGCTCTATGACTAATGGAGCTGGGCCAACTCTTGCAGATAATGAAATTGTTATTAGAAATCAGAGACAAATACTTCTTGATGAAAACTTATTAGGGGTTGCAGAATTATTTTCTGGAGAGAAATATCCTCTGTTTAAAGCATTTAATGATAATGGACTTATTAAGCCACAAGAAGATTTAAAGAAGGTATTTCCATTGGGTAATACTAATGAAGATTCTTGGGTAAATAAGACTAAGTTGTTGTTGCAGAATTCTATTGCTAAGAATAAACTATCCGCAAAAGATTTAAATAAGTTTAATAACTTTATTTTGAGCTACATTTCTGATGGATTTGAGCTATATGATCCTAAGTTACAGAAATACTTTGTAGAAAACTTTCCTGCTAAGTATAAAGAAACTTTAGAGGCTAATCCAGAATTAAAAGAGTTTAGAATAACTAAGTTTATTAAATTTCAACAAGATGATAACTTTCCTTTTGGTAGATTGGAATTTAATAATACAGGAGCTTTAACTAATACCTTGAAGGATGATTTAAAGGATAGTTGGTATCAAATGCTTACAGATGATAATCCTGAGACTAGAAAGTTTGCTTTAAATCTGTTGAGATATTCAAAATATAAAGAAGGATTTTTATTTGGTCCGAAAACTTATACTCATATACAACCAACTAAATTCTTTACTTCTATAGAAGAAGGTAGAGCTATCAATAAAGCTTGGAAAAAAGTATTTAAGGCTGAAAACTTAGACATGATTGATAAAGATTCTGAAAGAGTAGTTAAACAGTTTATTAAAAATAACTGGAAAAATACAGGATTTGTGCCAATTGTAGAAGAAACTAGTAAGATTACTTTTGTAGAAGGTAAACCATCTGCTGTAAGTGTAGATATAAAAGATTCTAAATATAAAACTGATACAGGATTTGTAGAGTTTGTTAAGGTTCCTATTCAGATTGCTGTAGGCAAAAAAACTAAGACTGATTATGTTTTAATGGAGAAGGCATATCAGACTTATAATGATAATGGAACTCCTATTGCAGCAGTATATAGACCAACTAATAAGTTAGGTAAAAGTGCTTATTTAGTGGAAACTAATAGAATGATGGATAACTTTAGTAGTATTCTTCCAGAGAATAATGTAGGGAAAGTTGCTGATGTAGATATTAGAAATCTTGCTAGTAATATTGTAGAAGATGTTGAAGAAACTACTTTTGAAAAGAAGAATATTTTCTCTGTGAAGCCTATACAGGTTGCAGATAAAAAAGCTATTACAAAAGCTAGTATAGCTACACAATATATAGGTTTTGGTGAAGGTATTACTAATAGTTCTACAGAATTATATAGACAACAAGCTGGTAAGCTTGCTAATACTGGAAATTACTCTCAAGATGATATTATATTTGTATCTATTGGAGGTAAAAGAGGTAATGAAACTGCAAGAAAACAACAACAGGATAAAACTATTAGAGAAGCTTTAAAAGCTATTGAAGCTGGAGCAACTTTAATTACAGATAATAAATCCTATGTTGAATCTTCTGATTATAATGAAGGAGAGAAAAGACTTGCAAAGAATTTAGAAGCTGCTGGATATACATATTCTGAAACAACTGTAGATAATCAGGTATTAGGAGTTTGGAATAACACTTTTGAATCAGAAGGAAATGTTGTATCTTTGCAAAAAGAGTCTAAAACATTAAAGGATATACTAGAATCTTTTGAATTATATGAAAGTATGTTCACTGCAAAAGGTGTAACAAGAGAATCTTTATCTAAAATGTCTGAAGAAGAGTTGGGTAAATTATTGAAAGAAATTTGTTAAATAAAAAGATATGAAAGATTTATTAAGTAAAGAAGCTATTACAGATTTAGAATATCGTATAAATCAAGAGGAATTTTCTGGTAGGCTGTACGAAGATATGAGTCTGTGGTTTGAAGATAAAGGTTATGTTAATTTTGCAGCCCTATATGATAAATATTCTAAAGAGGAATTCAACCATGCAAGTTGGGCTAAGAAGTTTTTATTGGCTTATGACATTAAACCCTGTTTAAAAGCTATACCAAGTCCAGAAGCTGAATATGCTTCCTGTATAGATATATTAGAGGCTACTGTTGATCATGAAAAACTCATCTCGGAACAATGTCAAGCTTTTGCTATTAATGCGCTTAAGAGGGGCGAAATCATGCTCCATCAGCTTGGACTTAAATATTGCTCAGAACAAGTTGAAGAATTGGATAAATCCTTTTCAATTCGAAGCATGGCCAAATTAACATCTGACATGTTAGTTTTGGATAATTATATCAAAGAAAACTACCTGTAAGATGGGAATCACTTGTCCACAAAAACCTCTCATTAGATGGAAGGATCTTGTTGAGGCTCAAAACGAGGATTTAGCATATTTTCTCTGGAATGAGCATTCTGGCAATGTTCCTATTGAGTATTACTTACCGTTAGACAAATATAAAAGTAAACTACTTAAGGAAACTATTAAATTTAAACCTAAAGTAAATGATGCTCAGTACAAGAAAATGCTCAGTAAACTTGAAGTGTTTAATCTTAAATATGGATCAAGGGTTTCTATTACTAGAGGAAAACAGGTTGCAGAAACTACTAGCTTTAATATAGAACTAAATGAAAATTGGGCAAACTTTAATCCCAAACAAAGAATTATTGAGGTCAAAATTAAAGACAAGGATACCGGAGTTAAACAATATCAAACTTTAAACACTTCCATTGCAACTCAGCCGGAAAGTAAATTCACTTTTCTTGCAGAAGATTTAACTCAAACCGATGTGAGTAATCAGATTTTAGAGGATAATTCTAGTGAAATGTTTAGACTTCCTACAGTAGAGTATCAAGAGAATTTAGAGTCATTAGACAATAAACTTATAGATATACTTCAAAGGAAGTATGGTATAACTGTCAATGTTTATGATTCTCTTAAGGATAGACTTGGAGTGGATGCTTTAGGATTTACTAAACTAATGACAGGAACTGCTGAAATAGGTATTAGAAAATATAGAGATAGAATGACTGTTCCAGAAGAGGCTGCCCATATCTTTATAGCAATGCTTGATGGTACACCATTATATAATAGATTAATTAGTTGGTTAGGCAAAGAGGATTACTACAAGAAAGTCTTAGACAATGAATATGAGCAATATTTTAAAAAATATAAAGGTAATATTGAGAAACTAAAGGTAGAAGCTGCTGGTAAGTTGCTGGGGCAAACTCTTATTACAAGGAATGTAATTCCTCCAGCAGAAGTTAAATCTTTATTACAAAGAATATGGGATGCTATAAAGAGACTAGTTGGTAAGTTTCCTATTAATGAAATAGAAAGAGAAATTAATATTTTAACTAATGAAATATCAGATGCCGCTTTAAATGAGAAGATGGATAGTATTCAAGGTAGCACTGAGAATATCAAACCTTTTGTAGAAGAGGATTTATCTATTTTATATCAAGTAGGTAATAAGATTAAAACTGAACAACAACTTAAAGATAAAACTTTGACTTCCATTGCAAAGAGAATCCAATACTTTAAAAGAACTGGTCAAGATAAAAAGATTGATAAATATCAAGAGTTAGAGGAGGAATATAACAAGTTCTTAGATGATGGAAACTATTTAAAAGGAATTGGATTATACTTGGAGACTTTATCCGAAGAAAAGAAAGGATTCAACAAGGGGTTAAGGCAAATTAGACAAACTTTCAATAATCCTGAAAGAGAAGATTTAAGAAAGGTTGCTCAAAAACTTAGACAGATGCACACTGTTATTAATAATAATAGTAGTACATTGGAACATTTAATAGATTTATTTGGAGACTTTTTATATGACTCAGATTATGAATTTAAAGCCGAGGCTAAAGAGTTAAAGAAATCTGCTGAAAAGATGTTGTCTTATTTTAATAGATTAGAACAAGACTACATTAGAATAGGCTTACAGGTTACAGCAGAAATGATGGCTCCTTTGTTGGGTAATAGAAATGATACTGACGTTTTAGCTGACCTTAATCGGAATAGACCTGCCAATAAACAACTAAGTATTCTTAACTTAGAAGAAGCTTTACTAAGAGGTGATGCTGATATTAATTTTATTAATAGATGGTTAGATGCTGTAGCGGAAGTTCCAGATGATTTATTGAAGATATTAGATATTGCCGTAAAGAATCAAAAGATAGAAGCACAACAGGAAACTTTAGAAGACAAGAAAGCACTGTTAGATGCTCAAGATAAGTTAAAAGAATCTACCGAGTTTGTAGCAGAAAAGGTTGATGGTAAACTTACAGGTAATATAGCTACAGAATATGATTGGGGATTAATGAAGAAGAAAGAAGATGACTTCTTTAAGAAACTAAATATTGAAATTAAATCTAAGTATGGATGTGAATATAAAGACTTCATGTCTAAACCTGAAGAGTTGATGAAAAAGTTTGGACAGACAGAATATATCTCTGATAGACAAAATTATAAGAAACAAATTGCTCAATTATTTTCTAGCACAAGGTTATCTGACGAAGAAATTGCCAAAGAACTAGAAGGCAAGTCTGATATTTGGAGACATTTTAACACTGAAACCAGTCAAGAGGGAAGATTAATAATTCCAAGAGTAAAGTCTAAAACTTTTGAAAGTATTAAATCCAATCCAAATCAATTAGAATATTACAATACGGTAACTAATTTAATGTATGAATTAGACTCCCTATTGCCAGAACAGAAGAGACTTGGTAGGAAGTTACCTCAGATAAGGAAAGACTTCGTAGAGAGGCTAAAAATGGCAATTAAAGAAGGATCTACAGAAGCTTATGCGAGCATATTTACAGAATTAAAAGAAAACTTTCAAGTCCTAGAGGATGAGGATAGGAGGGGTATGAAGTTTGAGCTTTCAGATGATGGTATTACCCCTATTAAATTTCTTCCAATTTACTACGTAAATAAATTAAAGAATCCTAATGAAATTTCTACAGATATAACTTCATCTTTAACTATTTTTAGCTCTATGGCTAGAGATTATGCTAAGATGAATGAAATTATAGATTTAATGGAAATTGCAAGAGACGTTATTAATGTTAGAGATATTGTCAGAACTGATAGTAAAGGCAATCCAGAGGTTGAATCTGTTAAGACTGCCAAGAGTAAGTTGTTAAGGACATTATTTATCCCACAAGGAACTAGTAGAATGGCTGATTTATTGCATGATTTTTATAATATGCAAATATATGGAGAGTTAGAAAAGGAAGAAAAAATTGCAGGAACTAATTTAGATAGGGCCAAAATTATAGATGCTTTAACCAGATATGCAGCATTAAACATGTTGTCTTTAAATGTATTCTCAGGGTTTCAAAATGTTGTTACTGGCGTTGCACAAGAAAAGATAGATTCTGTTGCTAAGGAATTTATCAGTTTTGATGCTCTAAAATTTGCTGATGGCAAGTATTATGGATTAAAGAATTTTTCTAATTTACTTGGGTCTGTTGGGTCTATTGATGGTAAAAATCCAGTAACAGGAGAACACTCTGAACTTATACTTTGGGGAGAGAAATTTGATGTTATGCAAGATTTTAAATCCGAAAACAAAGAATTAGATTCTTCAAGAAAAACCATATTTGGCAGATTATTTAAGATAAGCACTTTGATGTTTATTCAGAAATCTGGAGAGAATTGGCTAAACATGAGAACTAGTTTAGCTTTAGCCCATGAATATAGGTACAGCAAAGATTTGGAGAAGTTTGTTTGGAAAGAAGACTTCTATATGCCTTTGAGGAAGTTAGAGTATAAACGTAAGGATGAAATTCATAATATGTTTAATTCTGTTAAAATAAGAGAGTTACGAGAGCTTTTAAACGGAGGTAGATTATCTACAGAAAGAAAGCTTGAAATCAAAGAGGAGATCAAATCTTTACAAGTATCTAAAGAGGTAGAAAATGCTGAGATAGATAGAATTAATGCTAAATACAAACAAGAAGAAGCTGCCTTAAAAGAAAAGTTAGATAAGTCTTGGAAAGAGATGACTAATTACTATGATGCCCATGAAAAAACAGGAAGAAGGTTGAAATTAAAGTCAGAATTTAAAGAAAATAAAGAAGATGTCCAAGCTTTTATAAAGAAAACTAATTTCCTAAATAAGAGATTTCATGGTATTTATAATGATGCCGATAAATCTGCTGCACAACAATTTGCTTTATTTAGAGTAGTTAACTTATTTAGAAAGTTTATGGTTCCATTTTGGAATAGAAGATATGGAAAAACTCAATTTAGCTATGAAGGACAAGCTTGGACTGAAGGTTATTATATCACGGTGTTTAATTTTATTAGAAATATAATTATGGAGTCTAGGGCTGGAGAATATAGCCTTAGAAAGAATTGGGTCACATTATCTGAGTTAGAGAAAGCTAATTTTAAAAGAGCTATGATGGATGCCGGGCAAGTATTAGGAATGATGGTTATTGCTATGGTTCTAGGAGCCGTAGCAGGGGGTGGAGATGATGATGAATGGGCATTGCAAATGGCCTTATATATAGCTAATAGATCTATTACTGAGTTAGGAGCCTTTACACCATCTCCTTTAATGTTGTCTGAAGGACTAAGAACCATTCAATCTCCAACTGCTGCCATTACACCGTTAAAGAGAGTTGCCGACTTAATGCAACCTTGGGAGTGGAACAATGAAATTGAGAGAGGTAGATATAAAGGATGGACCAAAGGTGAGAAGTTGTTATATCAATCTGTACCAGCTTTAAATAAACTTAAAGATGTTTCTTCTCCAGCAGAAATGATGGTGTTTTATAATTAGCCCTGAAATTTTTTGAAAAGCAAAAGAGAGATAGTTGATTCTACCTCTCTTTTTAATTTAACCTTTTATAAACTATAATAATAAGTATCACCAATTTTAATAGCATCTATAATATCTAGATCACTATATTCATGTCCATTTTCTTCTAAATCAGCGATTTTTTGATTAAGTTCTTCAATAGTTTTATCACAAAATGAAATATTGTTTGTTATATCATACATAACAGTAAACGACATTTCGTGAAATGCGCAGTAATCTCCTGCAATTTGTAAATAAATTTCTACTTCTTGAATTTCTTTTTTCATTTTAATTATATTTTATTACTACAAAAGCCTCAATTTTTAAGGCTTATCATTACTTGAAATATTACTTCTCTAATTCTTTTCTTTCAGAGACTAAATCTCTATTTTTAGCTAATTCCTCATTAAAAGACTGTGGAAATCTTACTTTTAATTTATTGATATTGTTTTGAAGACTGTTAGGAATATTCATATCTTCATACATTTGATTTATCCAATAACATATTCCACTTAATGCATATAATTCCTTTTTTAAATCCATAGGTTTATTATAAGCAATATATTTTTTTACATAATCTTGCAATCTTGATAGATGTATATCAAAGGTATCTTTAGAAACTCCTTTTACATATCCAATACCTTCTAAATTATAGCCTCTAAAAGTACAATAATTAGCTACATACCAATACATATCTGAGCATTCTTCTGATTTATTGACTTCATCAATGGCATTATAATATTCTTCATATTCACTAAATATTCCCAATACCATGTGAGCCAAATCTAATTTCTCACTCCCTAGCGATGGACAAGTTCTTTTTGCTTGTTCTTGATATTCTTTAAATGTCATATTTAATCTTCCATTAATTGTATTTTATCAACAGTTTTTTGAGCATAACCTTGAGCCAATAAAAACTGTTTAAATTGCTCTACACTTAACTCAAAAGCACCAATTTCATCAATACTGCAAACATCTAAACTCGTTTGAAACTTATACTTTTGATCAAATTCATCAGTATATTCAAACTTAAATTTTACAAATTCTTTTCTTTCTGTCATACTATAGTCTTTCTATTAACCAATCCTCAAAACTTAACTTGCTATTTTCTTCCTTATAAATATTCATTAAATTATCTTTCTTTTGAGCAAAAATACTGTATTTATAAATATAATCCAAGGAATTCTTCATTTCATTTACATCTTCTTCAAAGTTTCTATTATTGTTTTGAAGATAAGATATAGTTCTGCCTATTTGATTTTTACTAATTTCACAGTGCTTACTTATTGCCATTATGGAGTAACCATACATAATGCAAACCTGATAAATTACACCTAATTTATACCTTTTTGCGGGTCTAAAACTTAAGTATTCCTTATCATTTATGTATGTGTAATGTTCCCTATCAACTTTTTCAGTACCAAAATGATAAATCTGTTCTAATGTTGGTTTCATAAATATTTATTTAATACTTCAAAATCTTTGTCAGAAACTATTTTCCAATTGTCAACTCTTCCGCAATGCACGTAATCCCACCACCACCAATTATCAATTCTTTCACCAAAGCCCCAGAAATGTGCACAATACCACTGTACTGCAAATTCTAAATTAATACAATTAGTAGTGTGTAATATTTTGTGAGTATGTTCAAACTCTCCCTCTTGAACAGTTATTGTTATAAATAGATGTGTCATTACGGAGGATTTTCTGCATCTTCAATCATTTGTTCAATCTCCGCAAGAATTTCTGCTGATGTTTGTGCATTCATAAATTTTCTCCTTTTAATTTTTCGTCCAATTCTTCTAATATTGTAAAATTCTCTAGCCAATTTCCAGAAATATCAACTGGAGTGACATTAAATATTTTGCAAAGAATTTTGTAATCATTGTAATAAACATATTCATCACTTAATAAATCATCCATATTAATTCATTATTTGTAAATAACTAGGTTTTTTATCCTCTTCATAACTTGAAAAATATTCATAATATTCTCCTTCTTCAGAGTGAAAACATCCACAAGATTGACATTCATATCCATTGCTAAACATTGAGCACTCAGATTCAAAATCCAAGTGCTCGTAGTTAGTTTTATATGTTAAATCTTTAGAATTACATCTTTTACATTTATTCATAATCCAAGTTTTTGTTTGAATATATTTTCCTTAAATTTGTCTGCACAACAATAAGGCATATCTAGAATATAACTTTCTCTAAAATAAGATTCCTCTAATGCTTCTCTAACTTGTTTCTTACTATAGATTGGTTTGTTTTCATCAATGTATTTCTTGGCAGCCTCCACCGTAGAGAAATACTTATAGTTAGTATTCATAGCGCTTCCTTTCTGGGCACAACCTGAATAACATGCCGGGTTGGGTTCTAGAATTGAAATGTAATAAAATTTATCTCCCTTAAAAATTTCAACCCCATCCTCAGTAACAAACAAAACTTCAGGAGCTTTTTTAATATCATGAAGGCTAACACTACAATATTCAGAAACTCTAACACCGATAAACCCATTAGCCTCTAACTCAAACCGACTAATAGTTGATTTACTGTACTTAGGTCTATTCATAATTATTTCAACCCTATCTCCTAAAGTAAATACTTCTGTTTCAGAAACAGCTACTTGGTAGATTTCAAAATCTCCAGAATCTACACATTCCCCAGCATGTAACATTCCGTTTAGGCTCCAACCATTATAGTTATCTCTGCTGGTCAAATTAATCATATATTTACTTGCGTCAGTTTTTCTAAAACTAATAATCTTTGGAAATTCCTCTTTTATTTCCTCCCAATCATTAGAATTTTCTACTATCCATGTAGGAAGCCAATAGCCTGTTTCTAATTTATAACCTTTTTCTGAGTCTCCAGAAACTATTGAATTTGAATTTTTATGTTTAAACTTTCTCATCTAAATATTGTTTTAATTCTTGAACTTTATTTTGCACCGCATCAACATATATCATCTTTGAATCTCCCACCCAAGTTTGATTTAATTCTTCCAAAGTCTCAATGGCAAATTGTATTGATAAATGAGTATGATTATTCGTTAAGTATGTTTCGTCTTCTCTTAAAAGATGGCTGTATTTATCTGCAAGCTGCACATTCCAAAAATGTTTAGCCTTTAATTCGTCTATTGTCATAATTTAATATTTTTCTTATTTGTAACATCCCAAATATATTTCTGGTTATGAATATTTCCAATATTTTTAGCTTTCTCTAGATCGTCAATATTCAAACTAACTTCAAAATAGACTTCATTTGTTTCTGGATCTGACCAGGATCCTATATAAAGCAAACTTTGATTCAGCTTACTGCAATACTCTCTTAGTAGACCAGAAACTTCGTGAGTGTTTACGCTACTTATATTAGGGTATTTTTTCAATAATTCTATTGCAACCATATATCCCCCCCCCCATTGGCTCCTCCAAAGTCTCTATTTTGGCACTATATCCACCATATCTTATCATACTATAAGCTGCATTAGCAGCAGCTAAATACACTCCTGAATTTAAACTTCTCATATCTTTAATGTTTCTAAATTAATATCTGGTTTACTTTCTATACTCATATTGCTTGGTAATTTACATCCAAACTTTTCTTCAAATTTAACTACTTCTGATTTATTCCTATTTACTACAGCCTTAACCCAATAAAGTAATCTGTTATAGTTTTTATTGGCTGCAACACTATAAAACTCAGTAATTTTTGACTTAATTTCTGGTTTAAAATTATGGTATTTACCATCTAAAAATAGAGAAATTGTCTCATTATACTTCCTGTCTAATTCCATAACAAATATTGTAAAACTAGTAGAAGGCTCTAATGTTGCTACAAAATTCTTTTGATTTATAATCTCCTTCTCTAATTTCTTATAATTGTCATCATTGACAAATTTATAACAAAGGAATAGGAAATTGCAATCATTGTATTCTGGATATTTCTCCAGAGATAAATAAGTGTTATACAAACAACTGCTAACTAAATAGCCATCAGCCTTTTTATTATTTTCAGAAATTAATGGTAACAAATACTTAACAGATTGATTAAATTCTGTATCTATTAAGTAATAGTCAAAATCTGGGCCTGGCTCAATGGCATTAATTGTATAATCAATATCGTTAACTTTCAATACGTCTCCTATTATAAACCTTTTCTTATCGTAGAAACTTAATCCTAATATTTTTCCAGTAGAAAAAGTTGACCCTAAAAAAGTATCATATTCTCTTAATTCCGTAGGACTAATATTTTTAAATTTCAAAGATAAAACTCTAGCATTAATAGGTTCTATAGTTATAATTTTCTTTTCAGTAATTTTAATCTCCATAAATTAATTCTGCTGCCATAGGCAATGTTTTTACAAAGTCTCCAAATTCTTCCCAGTCCTTTAGTTTATGTTTATGTTTACAACGTTGATTCCAAATAGTTTTTATTTGAGAATAATTCATTGATACTCTCATCCATAACTCATATCCCATTGGTAAATTTGAAATTATATAATGAAAACATTCTTGCTTAGATTGTATTGTTTTATTACATTCCCCTCCAGTATTAAATTCATAATAAAAAGAATAAGGAAATTCTTCATAATTATAAACATCAATTAAAATATCAAGTATATCAACTACAGGAGCTAATACAAAACTATTACAATAATTTCTAATAGTTTTAATAGAAGTTAACTTGTGCATTTTACTTTGGCTAGATATAATAGTCATTACATCAGTAGTTTTAGGTAAAATACCATCAGAAATATCATCCCAAAAGTTGTATCTATCCAATTGGTTAAATAAATATTGAGGGTATTTCATATCAAATTGAACTATAATTCCTTTTAGAAAATTATTATGTCCTGAGCCTATTGGAGTTTTAGCTAATTTTTTGGCTCTAGTAGCATCTTTGGAATCATCTGTTCCAGCATACAAATAATTATTTAATTTAGATACAGCTGGATCAAATATATCATCAATATCTATAGGTTCTCCAGTTTGCATTGGATAGCCTGATGCTAATATTGACTCCTCTAGTCCAAAAACTCTTACATTCTTTATCTGCATATTATAATTTTATAAATTCTTTACCTTTACAATCGTTGTTCTCACAATCATATTCTTCCTTAGTGCAAAAATATTGATCAAATGGATTCATAAAACTATGTTTACATTTAGTACAATCGTATTTAATTGGTTTTGGAGTTAATAATTTATTTAATCTTTTTATTTTCTTATTTAAATCATTAAACTCTTTAATACAATATTGCAATAAGTCTTCATAATCATTCAATTTCTCAATCCACTGTCTTTCCTCACATTCAGAATTCCACAAAACCTCAGTTCCATATCTTATTTCTTCCCAACTTGTTGCATATTCATAAATAAAACACAAATGAAAATTTTCTTCATGTTCTGAATTTTTGCCCCAAATTAATTCATTTAATTCGTCTACTACTTCTATTGGTTTCATATCAAAAATCTATTTTAATTTCTTCCTCTGAAGAGTTGGTTACTTTTTGGAATTCTGGTATTTCAAATCCTTTTTTTTCTCTTAGAATTTTAAGAAGTTGATAATTTTTGGAAAACTCCAAAATACCTTGATATTCTCCAAAATATCCACAATATGCCCTTAATACGATATATTTATATTTATCAGCATAAGCAGAAACTTGTTCCTCAAAAATTTTAACTGCTTTTACCTCACCGACACCAGGTATACCCTTCACTTGATCTGACGTGCATCCTGTCAAACATTGCTTCCATTGGTTATATTCAGCTTGCTCTTCAGAAATTTCAGTAAATTCTTCTTTAATGGGATTATAATGTGTTCCAGGCAATTGATCTAAATCATGATCAACTCTCACAATAATAGCATCTGGATGTTTAGTTAGGCATATTCCTACGGCATCCTCTGCTTCAATCCCATCAACTTTAATAAACTTCCACTTATCTACTAAATAGTCTTTAGCCTCAGAGAACCATTTAGGAAGCTCCATATCAACCCTATTAGCTTTATAGGTAGTAGGGGCTATTTCTTTACGGAAGTTGCCATAACCGCCTAAAAAGCCTATATATTCAGTTGCTTTGGTTGGCACTAATATTTTATCATTAATAAACCAATCTAAACCATTACAAATATCCTCAAAGGTTCTCTGAGAATAATCTCCATACTTTTCTATTTCTTCTGGAGTTTGTTTTTTATTTGGAAGAATTTTCCAAATTATGAAATCGCTATCAATCAGCAACTTACTCATAAATCATTATAAATTTGTTGTAAATTATAATCTTCTTCTGGATAATCTTCTTCTAAAATATCATCAATTTCAAAAGAATCTTCTAAATATAATTCATCTGGTTCCGCTAAAAATTGTTTTAAAGCTAATTCTATGGCAGACTGTAAATTCTCGGCCTCTACCTCATACTTTTTATAAGATTGCCAAATTATTGGTATTTTATATGTTTTCATAAATCAATTTTTAATCCTTCCCTGTTCATATTTTATTAACTTTAAATAAATGATATGTGTATTCTTCCCACTCAGCTTTCCATTCCATTTCTGCTCTAAACTTAACTTGCAACTTCTCTAAGTCAATTTTAAAACTATCAATATCAATAATCTCTGAAAAATATTCTTTGTGATAACTAAATATCATTTGCTTAATTCCCAATTCATCAGTAGCATACCAATTATAACTTACAGAATCTCTATGTCCATCAGGACTTAATAAATAAATTGTATTCATAATTTAAAAATTAAACCCCAGATATTTCACTGGGGTTATTAAGATTACTTCCTAAACTTAGCAACAATTGTTTCAATTAACTCTGGAATATCCTTGTTTCCTGTAAGAATTAATTCTTTTTCAATATCTGTTTCAGAGATGGTCTAAATTCTTTATTCATCTTCCTCATCTTCTTCTAAATTTATAATATCAAAACTACAATGATTATCACAATCATTACACCAATTATCTTCCCACTCTCCATCAGAACAAGAATCTAGTACATTATCAGAATTAGGATCAACCCAAGCTTTAGTTTCTATATTAGTTCCTCCACAAGCAGAACAAACTAATTTATAAGTTTTATCATTCATCTTCATCAATTATTTCAAATTCCGGTAATTCTTGGTTATCTATATTAAAATTTTCCTTGCAGTTTTCCCAAGCTTCTTCGACAGAATCTCCCCAACCACACATTGTTACGTCAAACTTATATAATTTACTCATCTTCTTCTAATTCTTCTGGTTCAACTTGACAGCACCATTTAGCTGATTCATAATCTTCATGTACTTCTGCACATATAGGGCACTCATATTTAGTCTCATATTCTTGCCAATCATTAAATCCTGTCCTATAAGCAATATTATCCATTTCTCTTAAAACATAGGAAGATTGCATTGAATATCCGCAGCATATACAATCTCCATATACTTCATCAAGCATATCACAATAATCATCTTCAGTATATTTCTCAACTTCAATTTCTATAGGCTCTAGTATTTCCTCTAATTCTTCCATTCTGGTACAAATTTAGTTACAAATTCTTCTATTTGTTCTTGATAACATGTATGGCAACCAGCAACTAATATCCAAGAAGCTCCATTATTATAAATCTTTTCTACGTAGTAATATCCAATTCTAAATTTTTCACCATTTTGATGCCATTCAGTATTGGTATTAATACATTGTTGAAATTTTCTATAAAGCAAAGCACATTCAACTAAAGGTATTTTAACTCCTTTGGAAGTCTCTACAGTTTGTGGATCATTTGGAGATATTCTAAAGTAAACCGGAATACTGTTGCAATAAGCCCACCCATTTCTTTTAGGTAATTGAAAGTTAATTTCATTTATTTCTCCAGCATACCATTTATCAATAGATTTCTGAACAGCTTTTAATCTCCTTTCTTCTTTAGTAGCCTCCAATTTTTCTTTAGCAATCCTATTCTTTTCAATTACTTCAGCAGCTAATTCTGGATTATTATAAACCTTTAATTTGGTTTCGTAAGAACCTTTAATTCCATTATTATATGCCCAGGTTTTAATTGCTAGAATATCTAATTCTTCTTGAGTCCATTCTAGAGAATTTAATTGCTCCTTATATTCTTCATAAAGATTTAAGCAGTCTAAATCATAGCAGAATTGATACACATCATTATGTAAGAACTTGTTAGGATTACCAAAATACTTAGTTCCTGTTTTTAAACAATATTTATCATTTTTAATTGCTAATATTGCTTTATTAACATATTCTCTTTTAGTAGATAAGTCATTTGCAAACCCAGAACCTCCACTACCATAATAACTTCTATTAGTTTCAATGTACCAATCTTGCCAATAATAAGTCTTAATATGATGAGGAATAGCTCTTCTGGTATACATTTGATGTTTACTTGTAGAAGAACTATAACTTCCAGATCTGAATAGGAATATATTCTTTTCAGGAATAAGTATTCCCATTACAGAAGAATATGAATACAATGTATTTCCTCTGAAGCTAAAACTACTACCTTCTCCCCAATCAATTCCAAACTCCTCTTGATGAAAAAAAGCATGAGCTAACTCACTGTTTGTAAATTTATGTTTTGCCATTAATTAACTTTTTTTTTAATAATATACTTTACTAACTCTTTTTCTGGAATTGCTATTCTATAAGAAAGTTTATCTCCACCATAAAAAGCTATTTTCCTGTTCAATGTATTAATTATTTGGTTAATTGCAGTAAATCCTGAATCATACACACTAGCTAATAAATGATCATTAATTGTACCTAGTGAACTGACTGTACCTAAAACAATATCGTCTTTATTAATTCTAAATCTTTTCATAATTATCAATTACCATTTTTGCCTCATTTATTGCAGCCTCTTGTCCATAAAATCCCCAACAGGAGTCTACTTCTATCCATTCATCTTCAATATCAGAAAATTCAATTATTGTTTCATATTCAATATTACCAGCATCATTCAAATCATTTAAATTCTTCTTAGTAATACGATAATAAGTAGTAGGCTTTTCAATAATAAATCCCCAAACATCTCCAGAAAGGTATTGATTCCAGGTTCCTATTAACCCTTCAGCAGCATTAGTGGCTACTTCTAAGTCTTCAAACTCTTCTTTAGAAGCTAGAATATATCCAGAAACACTACTATCCCATCTACATTGTTTAGTGCCTGAAAATAGACTTAAACGGACTCCTGAATGAATATAAGCCTCTACTAAAAATATCCAATATTTTTTTTCATAAGCTAACCCACTTTTCAAAATATCTATTGGTTCAAACCCTTCTCTTTTTACACTAAATTGTCTATGATCATATACTAAAAATAAGCTATCATCCCCCCAATCATCTGGAGAATCAGCATCCTCATCTTCTCTGATCCTAATCTTATACCCTTTGTAATAAATATCTTCTTTCATCATTCCTTAACTTTATATTCGTCAGTATCTTCATCGTATTCATAGCAATCTGGACAATAGTGTCTGTTGCCTATCATTTCCCATTCATAGTCTAAAGCTTCATCCCAGGCATAGCTCTTGTCTGTCCATCCGCAACATCCAGAGTTTTCAGCATTAGCTTTACCGCATTTATCGCAAATTACCGTATAAACTATTACTTCTTTAATCATAACATATTTAATATTTCATTATAAGCCTCCAATTTGAATCTATATCTAAGAAATCTATCTCTGTCTTTCCTAGTATTAGTACTGATAAAATCTGCAAGAGCCTTATCATGTAAAGACTCTTAGTAATTTTAATTTGATTCTCTAATTTTTGTTTCATTTCTCTTTCTCTATTACACTTGGACCTAACTGTAAGTCTATCCAAGGAAATTGTCGTTTTAAATACCACTTAGAGCATTTAGTTTCTTTTTTAATTAACTCTTTAGCTTCCATTACCCATTCACCATATTGTTCTTGAGTGACTTTATAATCTTTAAACCAGCTACTATTTTCCCAATATTCTTTAGGTTTAGTGGTCAGAATTTCCTCTGTAGAAGTATTATGATATTTTTTTAACCACAAATCCATCAATACACTAGCATCAACTTTTTTCATCTAAATTAACTTTAATTCTACCTTCATTACTATATGCTAATCCTGGAGATGAATATACATTCCAACTATCAGAACCCTTATGAAATTCTTCTAATATTGGCCTATAAATATCGTAAGCTATCTGCATCTCTTTTGGTGCTTTATCTGATCCAATCCCATAGGATTCACCAGAGTTTAGCTTCATGAATTTAGTTTTTAACATTTTAAAATCATCTTCCACTTCATTTCTAGTATTCCAAAAACCATTCGGCTTTCCTTGAACTGAATACTCACTCCATTGAAGTTCTTCTGGTATCTCCCATTGTCCTGCAAGAAATCTGGAATAAAATTCTAAACCCTTAGCTATTGTAGCCAAATGTTTTTCATTGCATTCAATTATGTATTTCTTTTCCATAAATACTTATAAATTCTTTTACCTTTCCAATTATACCAAATAATAATAGAACTATTGCTAGTTCTATCAATATAAGGTCTATAATTTATATAGCCAATAGAAACAAGAAATATTATTATTAGCCAAAATATAATATCAGATAGCATCTTTGGTAAAATTTAATTTATCAAGTTTAATCTCTACCTCATTTAGCTTATCCAATATTGCAATTAAATCATCACACAACTTACTGGTCTCATTTATATACTTTAATATGCATTGCTTAAAGTTTGCATGAAAACTCTCTTCTGTAGAAGTTTGTTCTTTAGGATTACCTAATTTGTCTTTACCATCATAAGTTCTTTCGTACCGTAATATCCAATTACATGAATCGGAATCTATTGTGTAATTTTCATCTAATTTAATCATTTTGTTTAACTTTTAATTTCTGAAATATCTTTATCAATAACACTTTCAGTTACAAACATCCTGCTTTCTTCTGCTAATTTTTCCAATGCAGGCAAGCAAGCATTATAAGTTTCTTCATCATCAAAATATGCCACCGGAGTACAATACCAATTTTCTGTTTCAAAATATACTTTAATCATAATCATCCCAATCAGGTTCAGTACTGTACCAAAAACCACATTCCTCACATTTCCATTCCTCCCAGTTTTCTCCAGAATCTTCTAGTGTTAGGAAATTATTACAAGCTGGACAAACCGGAGGATCTTTTTGGTTCCAGGGTGCATTGGGAGAATCTCTATCTCCAGATATATTATTAGTCATATATTAATTCCTTTAAAAACCTACTAGATTTAACTATTGCATCACTTATTGAAATAATATCATCATTGGTTTTAACCAGCTCTTTTAATAATTCTAATGCCTCTTCTTGACATTTTGGGCACATTAAATTGTTGCCAGGCTCAGAACTGATGATGGTTCTACAAACAGAACATAAATTGCCAGACATTTTATTCTTTGGTATCATATTTAATCTATTAAATCCTCAAAATTATCCCAACCTTTATCTTTGCATATTAGCATTAATCCTCCAACAATATCAGCAACATCATTTTTTCTAAGTTCTGTGCAATTTTTAACTCTTGCTAATTTTTCATCTAATCTAGATCCATAATTATGATGTTTTGCAAATATATCTAAAGGCTGCAATGCAGACTCTCCATAGTTTTTATTCTTAGCTTGTTGCATTTTACAGAGAGAACTATAAGCTTTCTCAAAAAAATCTTCTTCTTTCATATATTTTTCCTTAAATTGCTTGAATGTTAATTCCTCATAATCACCTGTAACACCTCCAATAGTGTAAGCATATCTTAAGTATCTATCTACAAGGCATAAAACAGGCTTATCTTCATGAATACATTTATTTGGTATTCCGCTCCATCCGCAACCATTCTTGAATAAAAACTCCTGAACGATTTTACTTTGATCAGGAGTAACAACCATTTTAAAATTAGATATTTCCATGCTACTCGACTAGAATTCCAAAAATAAACACAAAAACAATCCATTCTCCAAAAATGGGAATCCCAACAATAGCAAATAATGCTAAAAACCACCAATTACCAGTAATTATTGAAAGAATTAATGGAAATAAAAAAGTAACAACAAGTAGTAGCCCAAAAATACCCAATAATAATATTAATCCAATTTCTTTAAATTTTTTCATTTCTTTCTTTTAAGAACAATTCATATAATTCTTCAGTAGTGCTATAGCCTCCCCCTTGCCTAACACTGCCCCACTTGTTAGGCAAGCCATCTCCAAATACTAATTTAAATCCTGGATTATCATTTTGTAATATCCATTCACCAAATTCTACAGCAAACTTCTTAGATCTCTCAGCTTCCCCATCTTTATAAAGTTTTAATCCTTGATTTTCTATTACAAGATCTGATGTATATTTGTATACATATTCTTCAGCAAATTCTACTCCTTTTCTTACACCATAATCTATATGAATGTCTTCAAAATCTCCAGTTAGTAGATTCTTAATAAACTCTTCTACTTCTTCTTTATTTATTATCATATCCTCTTAATTTTAAATATTCTTCCAAAGTTCTTACACTAAATTTAAATTTACTACTATTTTTAGTTCCAAACTTTGAATCTCTCTTGTAAACATTGGAAGCAATCATTTTATCTGGAACAAAAGTTTTTTTAAACAATATTTCAGGTTGAACTTTTTGAACAAATATTCTTTTATCTTGCCATAATTGTTTTTGAATTAGCATAAATTCTGTACTAGATTTAAGTCTTCCTTCAAAAACTGGTTTAACCTCAGCAAGAGTTGTTAAATTTTCTTCTCCAACAAATACTGAATCTTTACTTAATCTAAATGGAATATCAGTGACTTTGCAGGTAATTGGAACATTTCTATCTAAATAGAATAGGTTTTTAGCCTTTTCTAGCCACTTTATTGGAAAGTCTGGTTGATAAGTATTCTCTCTCATTAAAAATTCAGTTTCTTCTTTTACTTTAGTTTTTAATTGCTTAAAATAATAAGAATAAACTGAAGGAGATAAATCAAATTTTACAGTTTCATACCCAAATTCCTTAATAAAACCAGCTTCCTGTAGTTGTTCTAAGTATAAACAGAATTGATACTCCAGATCTGACTTAAATGTCCATTTTTTATATTCTATTGTTTTATTAAATATTATCATTTATTTTATCATTAAAATCATCACAATATCTAAACCAACCACATTCCCAATCACTACTATCTGGGTGTAATCCATTAACTCTAAAAGCTACTCTCTTACCTAATTTACATTTAGCTTTAGTAACTACCTCAATAGATTTTATACCATACTCAGGAAATTCAAATTCTGTACAATTAACACAATCAACTCTATTCTTTTTCATAGGCTAGCTATTAAATCCTCTTTAGTTTTGAAACAATTAGCTTCATGTATCCAGTTATCTGCAAAGGTAGGAGAATACATTATATATCCATTTTTATTAGTATGATTATCTATCCCAAATCTTATAGAAATCACTTTGCACGCTGTTATGGTATTTCTATTAATTGTCCAGAAAGTATCATTTATATTAAATTTAGTTTCTATTGTCATATTCTTCCAATTCTTTCTCTATTTGTTCTTGTAAACTTTCTTTATAATCTAAGAAACTCTTACCGTCATCTTCCCAATATGAACACTCTATACATTCTAATAATAAACTTTTCTCAAGCAAATATTGTTTATAGTGTTCTTTAGTTTTAAAATCTTCTAATTTCATAATTTATGATTTTTATATTCACCGAGAGTTAGATGTCTCATGAATGTTTCTTTTGGATTTTTATCGTAACCTTCTCTTTCAAAACATCCAAAATCCTCTTCAGTGAAATCTCCCCACGTGAACTTTATTGGTTTAAAATTCCACAACAACCCAAGCGCATAAAATATTATAAAGATCAATAAGTAGAATGCTACTAACCATAAGCAAATAATAACCCAAAAGGGATATAAAATGTATTTCATATTATCCAACTATAAATAAGTAAACCTATTCCATAAATACAAGCTATAACCGTACAGAGTACGAATAATTTCCAAAAATTAGAAAAACCTTCCTTCAATACAGTTTTTATGCATCTAGGATTAACTGTTAAATTGCTCCACAGGTTAGGAGTTACTCCTAATAGGTATATAAATACTAAAAACACCAATATACCACAAATACCAATTAAAAATATAATCATTTTATCCAATCTTTAATTTGTAAAATAGAGTCAATATCTACACCCCAATAACCATTAGAAACCCCTTTAATACTAATTTCCTGACCATAGTTTTCTCTTTTTATAGTATAGTCAGTATAAATCCTTGACTCTAATTCAGCATTCTCAGCGGCTAGATCTAAACATTGAGAACACCCTAACTTTATAGCTTCTAATATATAAGGTTTTATCTGTTCTTTCCCAATAAAAGACCAAGGCATTTCCTCACACATCTTATCAAATATTTCTTCTAAATTAATTTCCTTTTTCATCTTCAATTTCTTTTAAAAAGTCTTCGTACTCATAATGTTTAAACTCTAAACAACCACTACCGCCATCATCCCAATATTGATCTCTACCAGCCTCAAAACAAATTTTACCAAACTCAATCATTGCTTCTATAGCTTTACCCTCAATTTGTAAACTCCTTACAGAATTAAACTGTAGTGATTTTTCTAATATCTCTTTAATCTTATTCATAACACTTAGGTTTAGTAGTAAACTTAGCTATTGGTGTAATATCTTTACTTTTAAATTCTTTCCACCAATTATCTGCTTTTAATTCCTCTTCTTTGGTTAAAAAGCTTTTACATACTTTAGACTTGATGCACTCGGTATAAGTACACCAAGTCTTGTCTTTATAGCATATCATTTCTTAGTAGTTGTTTAGTAATAATTACTTTAATTTCTTCATAAGATATTGGTTTAAAGTTGTTATTGTCCACTCCTATATCATACCTCATTGGATTAAACTTACAAACCTCCATAGAACTTGATGTTGGGCCAGAATGCACATGTCCGTGCAAATGCACAGCTCCTCTAGTCCAAAACTCACAAGGATAATGATTAATATGAAACTTCATAAAACCATCTTCTAACCCAGAATCTTCTACTTGAAAATCCATAGAATCCCAACAATGATAATTAAATCTTTTGCAAACTTCATCTCTTTCTAGTTTATTCTGGTAATCATGATTGCCATAACACAACCACTTATCTCCATTAAGTCTATCCATTATAGAATGAACAAGCTGTAAATTACCAGAATGAATAAAATCTCCTGCAATAATAATATCATCGCTAGGTTTAACTAAGTTATTCCAATTGGAAATAAGTACTTCATTCATTTCTGAAGCATCTTTAAATGGCCTACTACAATACTTTGTGATATTTTCATGGTAAAAGTGTGTATCAGAAATAAACCAAAGCCTGTCTTTATTAAATTTGTATTTTATTTTCATAATCTAATCTTTAGGTAGTTCTATTTTATCTCCTATTTTACAAAATGGAACTTCTTCCTCATAATAAGTCCATTCACTTCCAGAAGTGCTCCAATAACTTTTATTTGGTGTATTATAATTTATGTTCCAGCGTGCTATAGTCCATTCATATCCAGGAATCCTATCTTCAAAATCATGCCATTTCACAAAATAATATCCTTCTTCTCTCATTTCTTTAGTTTTAAAATTGAACTTCCATCTAATAAAAAAGATCTAATTTGAGACTCCCCTTTTAATCTTATTTCAACTAATTCGGCACAAACTTCTAAAGCCTCATTATAAGACTCAACTTGTATTTGTCTAATAACTTCCAATAATGCTAAGTCCTGTTCTTTCCTATTAGGAGGACTAAACATAGCGTGTTGTATTAATTTTAATATTTCTTCAGGTTTTTTCATTTTCTACTATATTTAATTTTCTTTAAATAGGCCACTCACCAAAACTTTTTAAACAATCTGAATTTTCTGAAGCATCATCAAACGATAAAGCATCTTCTTTAGAATAATACCAGCATTGATATAATCTGATATTTTGTTCACCTTCTGTTTTTAACATTTTATATACAAGATTAGCTTTTTTTCTTGTGTCCTCATAAAAATCTTTGTTATCAGCAAATATATGATAATATATACCAAATTTACCTTTTCTATTGTTCATATAATAAATAATTACTTAGTTTAACAAACTCAATATGGCCATATTTACTAACATACTCAAATGGATCTTTAGCAAGTCCTTCGGGAATAAATATATGCTCATATCCATATAATTGTTGATATTTTTTAGCAGCTTTATATCCAGCGTAATCATTATCAAACCAAGTCACAATTCTTTTAAATCTTTGACTAAATTTATAAGGCAACTGTGGTGGTAAGAAGGCTCCTTCATTGTTTGGAGCGCAACTAGGAATACATAATCTGCTATCTGGTAAGGTTAAATTACATTCAATAACTCCAGTATCTTTATAACTAGAGGAGATAATCAATAATTCATTATCAGGAGATTTAGGTAATGTGTTGATATTCTGGATGATAGTAGCATCAATATTACTAACCCATTTTCTATCAGTACTATACGGTTGGTAGATCTTTCTCCTGAACACATTGTTGTGCCAGTAATATTCATAAGAATAGCAGTGCTTTTCTGCTACATTTAAATAATCTTTTGCCCAAAAATAACTTAATGGCTTGATGTTTCTTCTAGGATCTTTTAACCAATCTAATGTAATTCCACCTTTTCCCCAAAATTCTAAATCCCAATCTTCCCAATTTCTAGCTTTAATTTTAATTTCAGTATGTTTAGGTTTTGGCTCTATTTTTGGTAGTTTTTTTATTTTTGAAGGAGAAATAAGTCTTGCACTAAAATCTTGCTTTAAATTGTCCATAAAGTCCTTAAATGACCAACCATTAATCTCCATTATAAGTCTGGACAATGTTCTAGATTCAACACAATCATAATACATCATTCTTCCATTCTTATAATAGAGGTAATAGCCTGGATTAGTTTCTTCTCTATAGAAAGAAAACATTTTAGATTTAGATGTTACTCCAAGATAATACAAAGCAATATCCTCTTCAGAAACATATTGCAGAATATCTTCATAAGATAATTGTTTTGTAGTGAATTTCATTTAATCTTCTGTTTCTAATTCTTCAACATGTTGAATAATTTTATATCTTTTATTTCTTGATTCATTATCTAATTGAAACTTTGCTATATCAGCATTTAGCTTAATTATATAATATCCATAAGTTTCCTCATCCCCATCTTCATTTATGCACCAAAGTCTATACAATTTCATAAACTATAAATTTAAAACCCCAGGCTAACTTAATAACCTGGGGTATGTTATTGTAAATCAATTAGTTAGCTAAAATGGCAATTCTGAACTTGGCTCTGAATTGCCAGCAATACCTTCTTGGATTTCGGCATCAGGTTTTACAAAAGGTTTGTAGTCATATTGATTGTCTTTATCCCAAGTAAATGTCTTACCATCGGCAGAAGTTAGAATCTGTTTATTACCATCTTTAGTAACTACCGATCCATCTACAGGAAATATAATCCAAGGAGATTCCTTACCCCAAGTTTTCAAAGTTCTATTAATCCCTGTTTTACCTGCCGAACTGACATATTCTTCGGCCTTAACTGCAAAGTAGACATATTTATTTCCTATAACTTTAACAGCCTTAGTCATGTAATCCAAAAAGTCATTTCCTTCAATAGCATCAAGTTCTGCCCTACAGCCAGTCTTATCTGCTAGAACTGCCAAACCTTTAAGAATAAGATCTGTATTATTAGCATCATTGTCTACATCAATATAAATACTTGCACCGATCCTACCGCTTTTATTGACAGCTTTCCTTTTACCAAAAACTCCTTCGTACTCATAACCATCTTCTCCAACTAGATTATCGTCTTCTACTAAAAACTCTAACATCTTCTTACCAGATTGTGCTGCTTTAAGATTAAAGTCCATAATCTTTAATTTAAGAATACCATAAGAAATTCCTAAACTCTTTCTTTCTTCTACTGTTACATTTTTTGTTCCAAAACTCATATATTTCTATTTTTTTATTATTTATACTTAAAATATTTCATTTGCTATTGCTTCTGGAATCACTCTCTGATAGCTATCGCACAAATCTTCTAGTGGAGTATCGCTCATTGGTTCTTCTGGATTAGTTATAAACTCTTTTTTAACTTCTTCCAATATATCTAATGTGGCGACTACAAATCCATTTTCATCAGGCTGCAAATTTAACCTAAATTCATGAATTTCCAAAGGATTTATTGAAAAATCTTTTACTAATCTATCCATGAATGTTTGATTTGCAAAAGTATTTGAAGCTGTAATTTGACTTAGTTTATCTTCAATCAATCCTTTTGTGTTGGCTAACAATAATAATCCTGATTCTTCTTCTACTCCCCAATTGATTTTATTTACATTTGGAGTATTTGGTTCAAAATTAAAACTAACCATCGCTGCTACATTCAATTCAAACTTAGAGTTGGCTCTTTTATCTTTAGAGTCATAACTATATTGAGTTAATACAGGGTAATCATACTTTTCTTCTGGTTTGTCTTTTTTCAAGACTAATTTAGTTGTAAATTTCATATTTTATTTAATTTTTCTTATTGTTAAAACTGTAAGACTTTAATAGCAGTCCTGATAATAGATTCAAACCAAATGCTTGCCAGAAGGTTATTACTTTTAGTCCAAATATTACAGGAATTAACCAATTCCATAATAACATTACAAACCAGGCAAATATAAAACTAAAAAATAATACTATAAAAACTGCTAGAAACATCACTCCTATTGCTTTCAAAAAATCTTCCATTTTATTTTATTTTGTAAATTCAATTATCTTATCAAATATTAATTTAGAATCATTTGGAATTTTGAATACATCTTCTCCAAATAAATCTGGCGGGCATTTACTACTAGAATTATCTAATGCTAAATCAAACCAAGCATCTACTTTTTTAGTATTTGTATCAATCTTTCTATCAGCATATAAAACTATAGTAAATTCCTTCTCAATAACACCTTCCCATTCTTTACCTTTAGTTTTAATTCTTCTTTCTCTAGCACCACCCTCATCTTGAATCCACTCGTAGTGAGCACTAATAAATACTTCTTTTTGGATAGATTTAAGATAATTAAAGAACTTACCTACCTCTTCATTATATTTATTCCATACGTCAAATCCCTTGTTAGTAGCTCTTGCTTCAGCTAATAGCATATCGAGATAGGCACTCAAGCTATCAATAACTATACAGTCAATTGCAGGATTTTCTGCATATTCCTTTAATGAAACCTTAGTCTGACTTGTATTTAGTGGCCTGGCATGAAACTTGAAATTATTTTTAAAAGGTAGTGGTTTATTTTCTACATTAACAAACCCAGTAGTGTCTGGATTCATATTTCTAAAAGAATAAGTCTTGCCCTTGCCGGATTGGCTTACTAGTAATACTTTATAATAATCTCTCATACTATTCTCCTATAAAATAATCAACAATGTTGGTTTTCTTTGTATTAACAATTTCTACATTTGGATCACTCAAGTTTTCTAACAATAAGGCTTCTGCTTCTGCTGTTGCATTGGCCTGCTGAAGATATAACTCTTTAACAGTCTTGCCATCCACATCATCAAATTCTAATTGTATTTCATACAATGGCCCATCCCCACCTTCAATCATGAATACTTCTACATAATTCTTAAGATTTACATCCGTTACAAGAGCTGTAGGATCAATTGAATTCAGTTCTGAACCAACTTTAACTCCTGCAAAAGAATAATCTGTTGCCTTTACTACAAAACCTTCTTTTTTTAACTTTGCATCACGTCCTCTTCGAACATTTGCTTTAACTAAGAAATAACTCATAATTTATTTATTAATTGGTTTTAAATTTTTAACTGCTTGCTCAAATTCAGATTTATCGTAGGTTATTTCTCCTATCTTAATAGTTTCTTTTAGCCCTTCTCTTTCCCATGATAAATTTTCACGAATAAGGGCTTCCGTCCATCTTTCTGAAATTAAATCTGCCCCAGTTAATATATTAGATACGATCATAATGTCAAAGTTTGGATTATCATCAGTTAAATCCTCATTCTGAGTCTTCAAGTCAAAATATCTATTTTTGCCAACTGCGCATTTATTTATTACCAAATAAATATTGTTATTTCTACACTGAAACAACATTCCTGTCTTTAAATCACTCTTTGTCATAATCTTCTATTTCTTTAATTCTTTCTACTAATTTATTATAGTTCTCTTCTAACTTATTCATAGCTTTTCTGTCATTTTTAACCTGGTATCCTTCTAATGAAGTCCAAGTTTTACCTACTACGGTTCCAAAGAAAGGATGCCTTACATTTATTTGTACTGGGTAGTTTTCAACAAAATATTGTAGACATTCCTGTTTTAGAGCATTGGAAGGATTTTCTGATTTTAATGTTTCGATGAAATTTACTTTATCCATTTCTCCCACCATTTTGCTGGATTAGATTTTTTACTATGTTTTTCAATCAAATAATTACTGAATTCTCTTAGATCTTTAGTTATTTCCTGTGGACTATAATCTTCCGACATACTTACTGATAAATACACGACAAAATCTTCGGCATATTTATGTTCTACACTATCCCATATTCTTTTCTTCCCTGACATATTTTTTTAATTTAATGTTTTAATCAACCAATTTATCCTATCTACTTCTTTTTGTAACTTAAAGACTTTTTCTAATCTTTCTTGTTTTAAACTCTTTACAATTTCTTCCATTAAAACATTCTGTTCTTCTTCGGGAAGAGTATTTAGTAATTCTAAGATTTGTTGTTTCATATTAAATTTTATCTATTATAGCTTGTACTTTTGCTTTAACTTCTTCCATTATACCACATATAGTTTTATGCATCTCCTCATGAATATTTTCAAGAGCATATTCTATACTAGGTTATCCAGTTCCACACCCGTATTTTTGTACTTTAAAAGGAAGTCCTTCTTCCCATTGATCAAGACATTTTAAGTACTCTTTACAATATTCATATTTAGTTATTTCTTCATTAGTCATAATACTTCTCCTTTCTTAATTTTATCATAAATTGGTTGCATTTTTAAATTGTAATTGCTTTAACTTCAGCATAATTCTTATACATTTGTGGGGTAATTTCAGAAGCTTTTGGCAATTCTTGCATCATACCAATTTCTCCAATAAAATTATAACCAAAAGCAATATCATCTACACCATAAGAATTCTTTAGTACATAACAAGATCTAAATCTATTATACCCTTTAGAATTAACAAAAGCTGGTATATTATAACCTAAGTTTTCATTATCTCCCAACTTATAGGGATTATATAAAGCTAAAGCTACATCAGCATCTTCATATAAATTACCTGTGTTTTTAAAGTCACTTGGTAAAGGAGACATTTCTGTTTTAGTCCTTCTCTGAGTATCCTCTAATCCTCTATTGAACTGACTTACTACGACGGGGCTAAATCCAAATCTATCTCTTAATTCAGATCCACAGTAATCAGACATTTTATCCATTAGAGATTTACCTTGAGGTTGAAGAAACACTCCATCACTTGTCTCACCTTTTAATTTGCCAATATGATCTAATACTATGGTAGTCACTAAGTTATCGTCATTTGTTTTATAAACAGTGTGAAATTTATCTTCTCCTTCTAAAGTAGTATACGGAACTTTTTCAAACTTACCAACAGTTTCCGCATATTTATGAGCATTTTTATAAATTCCTGTTGGATTCATCGGCCCTTCTATAATTTCTACATAATCCAGCATTTCATTGAAATAATCAAAGCATTCGATTATCTTAGAATAAATCTCTTCAGGAACTCTATTCCTTTGTACCCCCCAACCTAATATATCTGGAACATCCATTAGGATATTATATTGGAGATATAATTTCATAGAAACCCATTTAGCAAGTTTATATGTTTTAGATCTCTCCATAGAATGATATATAGTTCTTATAGTGATCCCAGTTTTGTCGTAATTAGTTTTCATCCATTTATAAGGACCTAACACATAAGCTAAGTCAGTAAAAGCAGTTTTACCAGTTCCTGACATACCACCAATTATAGTATAAATAGACTTACCAATACCAACTTCTTGTCCCATTTTAGGGAAGTGTAGAGGAATCCAAATACTTCTACCTTCCCTACCTTTATCTATTTCTTTTTGTAAATCTATTAATTCTTGTTTCATATTATTTTTTATTGTTTGTAAAATTGATTAATTTTATATATATTTGTATATGAGTAAAAAAATATACAAACGAAGAATTTTTGAAATTATTAGAAAGTAAAAGATCGGATATATCTCCCTTAGAAGAGTATAAAGGAATGAATATTCCAATTTTATTTTCGGATAACAATAAAAATGTATTTAAATTAAAACCTTCAAACGCTTTAAAATATAATAAATGTTTAACATACTCTTGTATTAATAAAAATGAAAATTTTAATAATCAATTACAAAAAATATTTCCAAATCTTACTTTAATTGGGGAATATGTATGTTCAAAACGTTATGTTATTGTTGAAGATGAACTAAGTATAAAATATAAAATTAACCCAAATGATTTATTGAATGGAAATTTTCCGCATGTAAATTCTGCTATTAATAAAACAGAGTGGTTTATTAAAAAAGCTTCCATTACCCACAATAATAAATATGACTACACTTATAGTAGATATATCAATGCTTTTGAAAAAACAACAATAACTTGTCCCATACATGGAAATTTTGAACAAAAGCCTTCCCAGCATTTATACGGAATAGGTTGCCCCTCATGTGGAAAAATTCAAGGTTATAAAAAAGAAGACTGGATACGATTATGTAATAATAATAATAAAGCTGACCCAAAATTATACATAATAAGATGTTTTAATAAAACTGAAAACTTTATTAAAGTAGGGATAACTTTTCATAGTATTTCTTATAGATTTAATTCAAATATTAAACTAGCATATTCCTACGAAATCTTAAAAGAAATTAAAGGTTCTCCAGACTTTGTTTGGGATAAAGAAAAAGAATTGCATAAACTATGTAAGCCTTTTAAATATAAACCCTTAAAATCCTTTTGCGGACAAACGGAGTGTTTTACTTTAGAAGTATTGCGCATACTCAATTTATAAAACATTGTGCTATCTCGCAATTACCCTAACTACTTGATGTTCAGGGAATTGATCCATAAAATTCTCATCCTCTAAGTAAGTTCTAGCTTTCTTGCAATATCTTTTATCACTTAATGAATCATAATAAGCTCTAATATTATCAATAGCCAACTTCTTTTTGCCTTTAGTTAACCTACTCCATTTGCTTCTAGCAGGTTTGTTGTCAGTCTTAGGTAAATGAGTTGTTTTGTGATAAAGATCCCAAAACTCTTCAAAAGTAATTCCTTTCTCTGAAAACAATAGTTCTGCTTTTTCTCTACAAATCAATTCTTCAAACTCTTCTCCTTGAATTTTTATATACAGCTTGTTTTGGAGACTTTCTAACACATTTGGTATATAGCTGCCATATTCATTAGAAAGTCTCTCAAAAGCCTTCTTATTGATAGTATAAATAGATTTGAGAGTTAATAATTCTCCCGGAGTTAGATTTGAAGTTATTTCATCAAGTTCAATTATTATTGGATTCATTCCTGATATGATTAACTAATTATATCCATACCACCGCCCCTATATTTGAATTGAGTCACCCACTTGCCATCAACATAGATTTTACGATAACTTCTTCCATATAGGTATTGTGTTTCAAATTCGCCACAATTATTGCAAACACCAGACATGTATTCTGAATGAGAGGTGCTATGCTTACATTTTGTACAATAAGTGTCAGTTTGCCATTGAGTGCTTGATTTTGTTAATGTAAAATCATTTGGATCCTTATTTTCTAATTTACGCTTAATTGTAAATATTTTAAATTTTTTCATGTTCCCTCCATTCTAGCTCTAGCTTGTATTCCTCCTCTAATTGATGCCAGATTAAATATTGTTCCGGTTCAATTACTTCATCTTCAAAAATAAAGGGAAGATATTCTTTACCATCCCTTTGATAATCACCATCACTCATAACATTGATTTAGCTTTTTCATAAATAGCTGTAAATTCCTCCCAAGTTCCTTCTGTGCACCCGATCTTAATAGAAACAGGTTTAGCTTTTAAGGATTCGCTTGACCAATAAGTATCATCAGAATAACTAATCTGTTTAACTTCTTGACTACCAAAAATCATCTTTTCTTTTTTTAGAACTATGTTATAAATAGCTTCAATTTGACTAAAAGTACCAGTTTCCCCATTACAAGTAATTCTAACTCCTGAAGCTACTTTTTCAAAAATTACATCATAACCACCAAATTGTAAAGTTTTCTCTTTATAAACTGGGGTAAACCATAAATCTAATACTCCTGCTTGTCTAAGATAAGCAATAGATAGATAATTTCTTTCTACTCCTAAATTTTCAATTTCATTACTTAAACACATAGGATGTACTAGCTTTTCAATAGCTTTTCTATATTGATTACAATCTTCTTTTAATTTCCAGCCTATGATTTCTTTTTCTTCTTTTTCCATAACTTCTTGATTTAAAACGTATTTAATAAATTGTTCTTTTGTGATTTCTGTGTATCCTGGTTTTACTCTATTACAAGTTGTGCAATCCCTCCAACTAGGAAAATGAGCATATGTATTTTCATTTTTAATTATTTTATAAGGTGGAAACAATCCATGTATATTACAATAATCTACAACCTCTTGGTTATCTATTTTAGTACACCATTTTGCAGGCAATTTAAATTCTTCTTCCATAGTTTTATTAATAATTTTATCCCATTGTTCTAGTGTTAGTTCTACTGGGTTGTTTTTGAAATATTTTAGTTTTGCACGTATTAAAACTTCACTATCAAACCCATAATATTCATCAATACACCCCAAAAGATCTTCGGAATATGTATTATTCAACCAATCAATATACTTCTGCCGCAAAGGATTGTCTGCAACTTTTTTGATTGCAAAATATTCAGGCATTTTACCTTCCTGTGCAAAATATTCTCCAGCAGGTACTTTTTTAAAATCACTTGGACAATGCTTTGCGTGTAATACAATATTATTACAATATTCTGACTGCTTGTAATTTTCTGGATAAATCTTACCTTTCAAATAAAAACAAAAATTGTTTGAAACAACCTCATAATACTTCATCTTCTAATTCTTTTATTTTATTGTCGTTATCTATTTCAGAAAGTTTCTTTAGCTTATGATCATCAATT